TCATGATGATGGTCATATGTATCACCAAAATCATTTTGTTCAGCACTTTTTCCATTGATAGTGAATACCTCTGTACGGCAAGGTAACGCATGATGCGTTTTTATCTTTAATTCCATATCTTAATATATATAAACTACTATTCAAAACTAAAAATTATACAATGCCCTCTTAAGTTTAATCCTAAGTTCTTCCTTCATTTGCGACACTTTGTCATATGATTCGTAATATCGTCCGTAATTATTATAATTAGACCTATTTACGCAATGAAGCCCGATAATAAGCAAATCTAACTCATCATCAGTCAAGGAAACTTTTTTCATAAGCTTACTTCTTTTGATTAAAATACTTTTCCAACTCTCGAAGAATGAACAGCCCTCCTATCTTGAAAGACTGCTCTATCACCACTCGATGCTCCTTAAATACGTTTTGACTTCTTGCAAACCGAAACGTTTCATTCTCTAGCATAAGCACAAACTTATTAAATTCTGCATCGGTCATTTGCATTCACCTCCTTCCTTTGAGAATAAATCATCAATATAGAGCCACCCGTCTATAGGCATATTCTCAACAAATCCTTTCCAAGACTTGAATTCTTTGACTTGGGCTAATGAATAATAGTTGCCTACACTATAGTGCAGCAATGTCCATTCATCATATCCTTCTGGCTCTTTATTTGTTTGATGCCACAAGTCCTTCAAGAATTCATTGATAGCCCAGCGAGCACCTTCCATGAAACTATCAGAAGCAGTAGGCTCTTCGTGGTTACTACTGAGCTATCTACTGTGTTGCATTGCTGCTTCTTTTACTTTCTTATCGTCTATCATAACTATTGTTGTATTAAAAATGTAAATATGAACGTTCAAGAAAACTAAGTAAAACAGCATGTTCTTTATATGCGAAAGAATCTGTTCTTCCCATTCTCTCAAAGCGTTGCATTTGCCTTTTACAATGCTCTATAAGTTCTTTCTTAAAAGCTTCGTCCATAACTTACCTCCACATCTTTAGTTGTACCTAACAATGATTCGTTGCCTTCGTAAGGGATGCAGAACTCCCATCTACCATTAACACATACATAGTCAAGATATTCATCTGTCTTATCTGTATGGCTAAATATATTTGCACGCCATTCCTCAGTTTTTTGATGTCTAACCAACACATTATCGAATGGTTTCAGCTCATCAAACTTTGGCTTCAAATCCACAATCTGTTTCTTCTCTGCATCCCAAGTCTTGCCTTTCTTTGCGAGAGCATCAAAGAGTTGCCGCTTCTCGGAGTCAGTGGCAAAATTCATTTTGCCCTCAAAAAATGTCCACGCACGAGGCAATGTAGTATAACAATCCATTACACCTGTATTATTTGTTTGGATTGCATGGAAAGCGTAATAATAGAAAGAACCTTCAGTTTTCAGTCTACTAAAAATGGAAACTATATCACAGTTTTCCTTATGCATAGTTACTATATCCCCATCCTTGAACTCAGGCTGAGCCTTCTCAATTTCCAAAGTTTCAAGGTTTAACTTACCGCCACATCTTTTCTCAATATCTCTGATATAACCATAGGCAATATTGTTATCTAACTTGCTATACTTAGCCGTTTCTGTATTTGGCGTGGCATCAAAATAACATCCGTTGAACTTTGTATAGTCATCAGATGCCCATTCTTTGAAAATGCACATAAATCCACAATCACTGATAAGAACATCGCCCTTCTTCCAAGAGAATTTTTCCCAATCACGCATTGATTTGCTAGGATAGATGCACAAAACTCCTTCCTTGTACAATTTACCGTCTTTATCGAACCATGGATCTTTATTATGATGCTTAACTTGAAAAGCATCACATGCATCAGTAACGACATATAACGTAACACTTCCAAACATATCAGTCCAGAGTTTCGTACCTTCTGGCTTATTTGAGGATTTCCGCTATATTAATCTCAGTTTCCATATCTGACTTTTTTATATTCATTTATTCTTCACTAAAATATTTCTTAACAAACGCTCGTTCGGTGAGCCATTTTCCAAACCCCACTCTAAAGTAACGCTTTGATTTACCTTTCGCAAACCCATATTCATCACGAGGTGTGTTAACACTTAGGTGTATCTTAGGAACATGGTTCACCGATACGTATGCAGTTATATATTCATCCGAGAATGCCAAATGCTGAACTTCACGGAACTTTACATTCTTAAAAAACATTTCCTTCATAAGCCTTAGTCCTTATAGATTGCATCAAGAATGCTTCTGAAATTCGGATTATCAATAACGGCTTGGGCATCTTCTTTGTTCTTGAAGTAAATAGCACCTTCGTTATAATTACCACAAGAAGTAATACCATATTCGCTGGTTCGCATGATATTATGCTTATATTCTTGAGAATTCCAGTCCGGTTTCCAATCTCCATTATAGTACTTAGCTATAGTCATTAACCTAGCTAATGCGATTATCTTTCCAGCAATCATTTCAGGAACTTTTATATCGGCAGGACAAACACCTTTACCAGCTAAAGCAGATAAAACATCCGCATAGCTGATTTCCTTCTTCTTAAATGCTATAATGCCAGCTTTCAAATCACTTTTTTCAACGTCTACTTCCATTCCTTTAGGAATATCTATGACTAACTTATTATCTAGCATTTTCATTTTTCTTATGTTTCATTTCCAAAATATATTTTTTATTCACAACCAACTCGAAGAACTTATATTTAGCATTCATATAGTTGCGACCTAAATCAACTCCACCGACAAATTCTTCTCTATACCAAGAGATTGCCGTATATTTTACAATATCATGCTCTTCCGGATGATTCACACGACCATTCCACACATCTGTGCGAACCAGATCGCAATACCCATCAGGTAATTTGGCACGTATCATCCTCGTATTCTCCGCATTAATATAGACGTTTTTGTATTCCAAATCTACGCCTAAAATTTCCTGATTAAGCTTTGCTACATCCATATCTCAATAATATTAAAGCACTACGTTGAAGACCCCTCAGTTTGAACGGATTCTTCTCCGGTATTTTATTCACATCATTTCGTATCTTGCGGCTTTCCCACTTCTTTGTAAGACGCATAGCCTTTAACAAACGATGGTCTCCGGCTAGCTTTCCTGCATCCATCTTGCCACAATAATAGCCTTGCCTATAAGCCCAATATCGGGTTTTATAGACTTCCTTCATTATCTTCTTAGCTTGTCTTATTTTCATGTCAACCTCACTTTCTGCAAAAAAAAGTTCCATGACACCAATCGCTGCTTTCAACATACTTATGTAGTTTAGTACATCTTCCTGCAAGCATACCATTGAAATGTTTACAACGACTGCATTCCTTTGAAGTTCTCAAAATTGAACGAAACAAACTAACGTTGGCACTCGGCATATTTACCTTATTCCATCTGATAGTTGCTTTCTGATAGAGATTCTTTAATCTAGGAATGAATCTACTCTCTTTCTTGAATGTATATTTTGAATCGAAGTAACGTGTGTCCGTTCCTTTCGCCATCATATTCAAGATTTTCTTAGCTTGTCTTATCTTCATATACTACTTGTTTTTATAAATTTCACATGTCCCCTCATAAATAGTGTTATTACTATAAATGTCATTATATTGCGAAATGGAAACCAATTCGTTTGCCTTCATTCCCTTAAGGATTTCATCGTACACACTTTCTATTGCTCTTCTCTTCAATTGCTCCATGCCAGATTTGTCACGGCAATAGTATTGCATTTCTATATTCGACATTGTAACTCTTGAACAAAGCTTAACGACTTGTGGCTTTATATATCTAACCTCTATCTTTGGTTTGATGCCTAGTTTGTCAGCTAGCCATTGTTTCCATTTCGGTTTTACATCTTCTCCATCCAAGCAAACAAGAAAGATGTAAATTAGACTAACACTTATATATAAAATTACAATTTCCATATGCTACTTATTTTTATCTCCAAATAATACGTGTCTTCGATAAGGGAAGAAATAGCAACGTTCTCCTGGACACCACCAACTAGGAGTGTTCTTCATGCATCTACGACATAACTCTATATTCTTCTCAGCTTTTTTGTTGTCACGTTCAAACTTTCTTCGTTCTCTTCTTGAAAGAGGAGGATAAGGATAAGTTTCTTCCTTAAACATCTTAGCAGCTAAAGCATTCAGTTTTTGAACTACTATTTCTAATATCTTTTCTATCATACGCTACTTCTCCTTATCGAATTTTGACCTCAAGATTACTATTCTATGATACCTTGCTACAAATGTTCCAAATGGAATATCAAAACAACACTTCACTCCATTAAGGAACTTGCAATCAAGCATTTTCATCTTATCATTCCATACCACCTCTATAACACTTTTTGTTTCAAGGTTAGAGATAATATCTCCAACATAAATATTGTCTCCGTTCATATCTTTCTCTCCTGTGAACTGGCAGACGGTAGAAGGGTCAACCTGATGTGCCTCGTTTCTATTAAGCATTGATTCACTCTGCCTATCCTCGATGATGTAAGTGTTACCACATTCAACACAGAAGTAACCTTCTACCCAAGTGTTATTGTCAAGACGCTTGGCCTTGAATTTTATATTTTCTAATTTCATACGCTAAAATCATTTAATTCCCTTACATTGTTTAATAACCGCCTCATTGAAAGACAAATTATAAGCATGAGTATCTGTAATACCTTCAGCCTCTTTATATTTGTCAAGAATAGAATCTCTTATTCCGTCAATATAAGGCTTATCTATAAGCTTGAACATAATTACATTAGTCCAATCATCAATTCTCCTGTTTGGATTATCAATCTCGTCTTTATACCAACCAGATTTTCGCCCACTATCTTTATGTGGAACACGATATTCTGCTACCATTGGTATTGCGATAAATCCATCATTCTCCATAGTAAGAACCATTACCCAATCAAGCTCAATTCCAAGTTTTTTCATCTTGAAATACTCTTTTATTGGCAACCATCCTTCTAACTTCATTCGTTCAATAAACAAGTTAGCTACTCCTGCTCCTATAAATTCTTCGTGCATACTTTTCATTTTTTATTTAATTTATGAGCAGTACTATTAGTATGCTCTATATGTTCATTATTACAACAATATGGATAGAAATATTTATCTGCTCCATACATAAGTTCTTCTATAATATTATCGTCACTATCATTGCACTTAGAATCAATAGTAACTCTAATATTTACTTCGAATATTCTTTCCATAACTATTCTTCTTTAAGTTCTAACTCTTGCTTGATTAGTTTTAGAAAACTTCTAGCGTGAACTACAAGAACTTTCTTATTTCCTGCGTTCATCATTCTAGTATAGTTTTCAATCATATCATCAATAATTGTTAGTGCCGATACTTTACTCATATTTTTTCATATTTAAATCTTTAAGTCTATCCTTATAGAAGGCAGGAACTCTACTAATCTGCCACCAAGAACAGCATTCGTCACTCCAAGGTTCAATCCACACTGGTTCTTTTGTGTCTTTATCTTGGCAGTATACAATTCCACGTACTTCATCATTAAGCAAGAAAGCCTCTACATCAAAATCCAAATCGTCTAATGTTGCATAAGTCTTGCAATACTCATTACGTTCCCTAGTGCCTTCCCTTACGAACAACTCAAAATCATTGAATAAATCTATTTTTAGTATCTCTAAGTTATTGCTTTTAACAACATCTAGAAGAGACTTTTTGACGTTCATTTTGCTCATTTCCTATCCCTCTTTTTATAGTCATTGCAATCCATAGGAATATGGTCTGCTAACTCTTGCCAATAACACCTATTATCATAATAACAAGTTTGACATTTTTGAATCTTTTCATTCATTACTTATTCTCCTTTAAGTTCGACAGGCTCATCTTTCCAAGACAATTCTTTTCCGATAAGCTTCTTAATGCTTCCTTTAGGAAGGTAACAGCAACCGGTATTTGCGTACCTCTGCCCATATAAATATACGACAGAGCAAATCCATAATGTATTACTTTCATTTCTGCAAGGTTTTTCTGCAAAAATATGTTCACAGCCACCTTTATCTACTGCTAACCATGACATAACTAATACTATATTTTTTTAATTAATAAATTACTTTCCTTATTAAATGGCTTATAACCATTATTCAGATACTATTCGAAAACAAAACTCTCGGATTCATCTTTATTAAATTCCAACCCGATTATTTTCACTCCATTTAACTTAGCTTGTTGTTCGGCAAGTTGTAACAGACGTTTTGCAACGCCACATCTTCTATGAGCATCATCAACAAAGAGTGCATATATTAGAGCATCAGCTTTGCCGAAAATATCACTAACATATGACGGAATAGATATTTGAACTGAGCCAAGATTTTCTTCATCAGTTATTAAAATTCTGATTTCATCCTTCCATGACTGCTTTTGAATCATAATTAATCCTCCAACTCTATGTTATTTTCTGCTGCGTAGCCATCTTGTGCTTCCTCGCAATACTGACCTTCGCAAAGCCCACCTATGCCGATGTTATATTTTGAAATAATGTTCTTGTTGCAATACTCACAGATAGCATCGCCATGTTTATTTTGTAATTCTTCTCTTGTCATATTAGTTATAGTTTGATTGGGAGACCATGAACATAAACCTCATGAGTGTCACGAGTACCATCTTTTTTCTCCATATGGAAGAAGAGAGTCAATTGTAATGTTGACCTCATAAACCTTTCCGATGGTGAACGATAAGGAACTATTTTGGAAAGCCAACCCACACGCCCATCTTCATCCATAATTTTATCTCCGATTTTAACAGGCAAGGCTTTAATACAGTCTTCTTGAAGTTGTTCCATTTCTCGAAGTAACTCATCGCGTCTTACATTTAATTTGACCATTTTATCTATAAAAGGTCTGGAGATTTCTCGCCATTTTTCTATATTCCTTTCTACTTCTTCTCTTATCATATTCTATCCTCCAACTCTTTAAGTGCTTTATCTAAATACATTATAGCTTCAGTTCTCTGAGTATTTATAAGCCAATTCATAGAGTTCAAAATCTCAATGGAATTATTAATGTATTCTTTAGCTTTTTCTTTACTCATTGCTTATCCTCCTTTGCTTTTTTAAGATAAAATTCTCTCCAATCTTCAAAAGTCCAATCTCTTGTGTTATGAGTAAGATTGAAAACTTCCGTATCTTTCTCTAACTGGAATAATAGCCAAGCATAATCTTCATATCGCTGTCTTAGCAATCTCTTGCGACACAATCTTACATGCTTGTATAACTTATAATCAGCGGTTGCAGCATCAAAGATTATTTTACCTATTATTGCTAACAGATAAGCAGATATAACACCTAATGCAATCCAACCTAATATTGTAATTACTAAATCCATATTCTCTTCTTTTTTTTACCCTCCTTAGTAATTGATAATTTTCTGTGTTTTACGAACCTTGGCAAAGAACCCACGAATCTGTTCTTTTGTCGCAACACCTTTAATGTGACACTTCATCCAATTGCCAATACCATTGGATTTCTGAATCATTCCATCAGAATCCTCACCAATTATCACACCATATCCATCAGCGTTAACAAAGCCATCATGGATAAACACTTTACCATCACTAGCAACTAAGATAGTACCTGCTTTATATTCACTTAATCTCATATTCTTTTCTTTTTACCCTCTCCCTTTTACAGGAGAGGGTGATTAATTACTTACTCACAAATAATAGCGAGCTGACCACAAGCAGCTCCATTCTCAATTTCAGCCTTTGTTGCGATTGCTACTGCATAATCGTAACCCATCTTTTCCAATTGATTCTTAATTGCATTCATACTTAGTAATCTCCTTTTCTTTAAATGATTTATAATATAATTGCTTAAAGCCTAACTTGATCAAAACATTGATGTAATCTCTATACTGTTTACTGATAAAGATTTCGTGGTTGTTGCCAACAAATCTATACCACAAATTGTCAAGAAATACATTTGTCTTGTAATGACCTTGATTGCAGTCAATGATAACCAGCTTTCCACCTACCTTCAGATACTTCTTCAAGGTTGTGAAGGTTCTCTGTAAGTCTGGGATATGATGAACAACGTTTCTTAGATAGAATACATCTACTGATTTTTCTCTTAGTCCGACAATCTCATCTTTTCCATCATACTGGAAGTCCAATTGTGGAAGGGTTGTTACATCGCAAGTTTTATATCCAGTTTTTGGATTATAGCCACTTCCGAAATCAATGCACAATTTTGTTATCATCAATATGATTGTTTCTTCTTACAAGTTCATTGTTCTTAACGGCCTTGCAGTACTTTTCCCAATCGCAGAAATTTCCAAGAGGAGTTACGATAATATCACTTCGGTTGTACTTCCCATAATTGCCAAATACTCCAAATGTATGACCATTCCACTTGTAATCGTAAAATCCATACCCGTCATCGCCAACCTTTACAGAACCTTTTGGGAGTCTTATCTCACCATATCTAGCCTGTAAATCTTCACAAACAATGCTATAGAAGCCATCTTCCAGTATTGTTTCCAACAATTGTGGATTCAAGCTTTCCTTACACTTAGGAATGTTTATTCTTGTGTTTGGAATAATCTCTTTACACTGAAGTGCCATGTCTCTACGTCTTTCGTACTGCTCGATAGAAGACACACTGATAGCAACCTCAGTTAATCCAGCATCTTTCAATGCTACGATGATGTCCTCATTAAGCAGTATTCCATTTGTAACAAGGCAAATACCATCTGACGTATAGTTGCTGACTATCTTTACAATCTTTACCAAATCTGGATTGAGCAAGCTTTCGCCTCCCATGATAGTTGCTCTTTTCAGAACGCCAACCTTCTTCAATGTTTTCTCCATCTTATCACAATCCAAGCGCAATGGTGACTTGAACTTTTGGTAACAGAAGTAACAATTTCCGTTTACTCCTGTACTTTCATTCATGTTGCAATTCAGATTTGTAATAATCCGGTATCTAAAAATTCCCTTTTTCATACTAAATTAATTCCTTCTACTACACCAGTTCCTAGATGATTCTTTTCTGATATGTTATTCACGTTGATAGGAGATAACTTTACAAAGAAATGCTCCTTATCAAACCATTTTTTCAGCTTTTCCGCATCAAAATCGGAAGTGTCAACAAGTGTAAGATTGATTGTAGTCTTTAGATTGCTTTCTGTGCGAATCTGTCCCAACTCCTTAATTGTCATTTTGTTCTTATAAGGAATCAACCAATTTCGCTTGTCATCATCAAATGAATGCAAACTAATCTGCAATGTGATATTTCCCTTAACGAAAGAGAAATCGCTCCCCTTGATGCCAATCGTTGATACGTAATGATGAGTATTAGGGTATTTCTCCGTAATAATACGGATAGCTTCCTTGACGGCATCAATATTAAGAAATGGCTCGCCCATACGAGTATAGTTAATTTTAAACTCTTTTGCTTTGCTTGGGTCAGCACCTGCCTTATTGATGGCAAATTCAACCTGCTCTACAATTTCTTCTGCCGTAAGATTGCGATAACGTTTCATGTTGCCTGTAGCGCAAAATTTGCATCTTACTGGACACCCACTCATTGTAGATACTCCAATCATCCAACGTTCTGTACGGTCGCCAAGCTCATTGTTATCAAGCTTGTTTTGATGTCTGCCTATTGCATCTTTGGTGTAATAAGGTAAGAACGTGTCTGTAGTTTCAACTAGAAAGCCATCTTCTAATTGAAGGCAATACACGACACCATTTTTAAATGTTTTCTTTCTTAATTCCTTCATATTCCTTATATTTATATCCCATAAAGGATGGTTGGTTACTCTGGTGTCTTCGTTGTGTATTTATCAGATGAAATGTGCAGAAACACATAATCGCCATCACTGGTAGTCTCGTTAATATCACAAGAAACACCTTCTGCTTTGTCAAATACAAGCATTTCACAATCTCCACCCATGATATCAATGTAAGATTTTAAATGCTCTATCAACTCACTTGCTTTCATATTACTATCTGTTAATATCCTTTCCTCAATCTTATACAATAATCAATAGCTTTGATTGCTAACCAAATAGCATGCTTCTGCTTATCGTCAATAAGATTTTTTCTAATCTCAAATAGTTTCTTCTTTGCTTCTGTTGCATTCATATTACTATTTATTTATGCCCGAAGGCGTTAACCACCTAACATATCGCTAATGTTTAAATACTTCTCTCCATCACCTAAGTTTCTTACATCACAGAAACCTGCTTCTGAAACGGTACTATCATCGTCATATATCTTTTTGACGTGTATTTTCTTTATAGGACAGCAGTCATCATCACTTACCTCAAAAGCAATAGGCAAGTCTCCGTGTTTTGCCTTTATTTTCTCTAAACTTTTAACCAAATCACTTATTTTCATACTAATATCTTTTATGCCCGAAGGCGGTTAAATGCTTATTATTCTCATTATTGCTAACGCCCTATATTTTTGTACTAAGATGCGTGTAATGTAACAACTATCACATTTCCCTTCTCGTAGCACACGTTTTAGTTCGTAGCAGATGACCCTATATTCTTCTTCCGTTATGTTATATTTGTCAAGTATTTCCTTTGTTATAAACTTGAACTCTAATTGCATATCAGAACAGGTATCAGTCTCTGCGTTCTCTATGTCATGGTCATACGCATAAACAAAATCATTCTGGTTAGCATTCTTTCCATTAATGGCAAATACCTCCAAACGGCAAGGTAGCGTATTCATTGGTTCGATAACTAGCTTCATACACCTACACCTCCATTTCTAAGTTGATTTTAAAAGCAAA